CGACGTTGGCCAGGCGGTCGACGTTCTCGATTTCGCGGCGCATCGCGGTGTCGGCGTAGTTCAGATTGGCGCGCAATGCCGCAAGCTGGCGCTCTGCGCGCGGAAGCAATCCGCGGACTGCGAGAGACAGCGCACGCGGGCCGGTGATGCCGACAAGGCTCAGCGCGACCAGCGCGGTTTCGATGTGGTCGACGTAGCCGACGTAGTTCGCACACGCCACGCGGGCGCAGTGCAGGTTGAATTCGATGTGGGTCATGTTCCCTCCGTGCCGTGTTGATGGCTGAATCTTGCGCCATCGTTTCGCCAGATGCAACGCATCCGGCATTGCATATTTGCAAACCATGATTGCAACATTGCAAAGTCTCACGGGTTGCGACGCATTGCGCGACGTGCAACGATATCGGTATGAAAACACCAAACCCGTTCGCTGAATTCGTTGTTGCTGTTGGCTCTGTGAGCAAAGCAGCCAAGGTGCTAGGGATCGAAAAGACGCGCCTTTGGCGCTTGTCGAAAGGGTCCGTCCCTGTCCGATTCGAGGAGCTGGATCGGGTCCGCATCGCGCTAGACGCTATTTCCGTTTCGCGCAACGAGATGAGCCGCACGCATGAATGACCCGTTCGCAGCTTGGCTCGCGCCGATCATCGACGCCGATGCGGTCAACGCCGCAAAGGCCCGCGCCGTGGTCGAGTTCATGGACTGCCCTCCTGAGCGCGAGGCCGAATTGCTGGCCGTGATTTGCGAGCCGCGCCAAGGGAGTTTGCTCTGATGGCTGGCGACTGGATCAAGATGCGTCACTCGCTGCTTTCGCATCCGAAAACTGTCCGCATGATGTCCGCATTGAAAGCGGACAAGTTCCGGATCGTCGGCGGACTGATGTCCGTTTGGTGTCTGTTCGATACGCACTCGGAAGACGGACAGTTGTCCGGGTACACGCTCGAAACGCTGGACGCCATGGCTGCATGGGACGGGTTCTCTGCCGCTATGCAGGCGGTCGAATGGCTGGGCGTCGAAGATGACGGAACCCTTGTCCTGCCTCGCTTTGACACGCACAACGGCCAGTCCGCAAAGCGCCGCGCGCAGGACTCGGATCGAAAGCGAGAAGTCCGCAAAGTGTCCGCATCGGAAGCGGACAAAAAGCGGACCAGAGAAGAGAAGAGAAGAGAAGAGAAAGAAGAAAAGCAAGAGATAGGCGAATCGCCTGTCGGCGACCCGCCATCCCCTGCTGACCAGAAGGCGAAGAAGCCGAAGCGCGAGAAGCGCCCCGATCTGACGTTCGACCAGTGGCTAGCGACGATCCCGGACGACGCCGACATCGTGCCGGTTGATGACCCGCTGTGGACCTGGTGGGAGACGCAACGCCTGCCGTTCGAGTGGCGCCCGCTGGCGTGGGCTGCTTTCGAGCAGAAATACACCGGGAAGCCGAAACGCTACGCCGACTGGCTGGCCGTGTTCCGCCAAGCGGTGCGCGAGGACTGGCTCAAGGTCTGGCGCATCCTGCCGGACGGATCGACGGTGCTGACGACGGTTGGCGAACAGTTGCGGAGGGCGGCATGAACTATTCCGATTTCATTGCACGAAAGATGCACGAAGGCGCTGATCAAGGCTTCGAACCCACGTTCATGCCCGATGGTGCGTTCGATTTTCAGAAAGCCATGATCGAATATGCAGTGCGCAAGGGGCGCGCAGCGCTGTTCGAAGATTGCGGACTTGGGAAGACGCTGCAATTCCTGTCGTGGGCGCAAAACGTGGTCGAAAACACGAACAAGCCGGTGCTGATCATGACCCCGCTCGCAGTCTCCTTGCAGACGATCCGCGAGGCCGAAAAGTTCGGCATCGAAGCCGAGCGATCCTTTGGTTCCTACACGAAGAAAATTGTCGTCACGAATTACGAACGGCTTGAGCACTTCGATCCGTCAAGGTTTGCTGGTGTGGTATGCGACGAATCGTCGATCCTCAAGTCGTTCGACGGTGCGCGTCGTGGGCAGATTACCGATTTCATGCGCAAGGTTCCGTATCGCTTGCTGGCAACGGCAACCGCCGCTCCGAACGACTACATCGAACTAGGCACAAGCTCGGAAGCGTTGGGATACATGGGGCATATGGACATGCTCAACCGATTCTTCAAAAACGATCTGAATAACAGCGCAACGCGCAGGCATTACGGCGAGGCGCCAAAGTGGCGATTCAAGGGGCACGCAGAACTGCCGTTCTGGCAGTGGGTTTGCTCCTGGTCGCGCGCTATGCGAAAGCCATCCGATCTTGGGTTCAACGACGGAGCATTCCAGCTTCCGAAGCTGATCGAATCGATGCATCTGGTCAATACTGAAAGCGTCGCTCAAGGAATGCTATTTGCGCTTCCGGCGACAACGCTGCCGGAGCAGCGCGAGGAAAAGAAGCGCACGGTACGGGAGCGATGCGAAAAGGTCGCAGAGCTTGTTGCGCACGGGAAGCCAGCGCTTGTTTGGGCACAACTGAACGAGGAAACTGACTTGCTCGAAAAGCTGATACCTGGAGCGGTTCAGGTTGCTGGTAAGCATTCGGATGAAGTGAAAGAACAGCGGTTCATCGACTTCATCAATGGGGACATTCGCGTTCTGGTGACGAAACCAAAGATCGGCGCGATGGGTCTGAATTTCCAGCACTGCGCGCACGTTACTTACTTTCCATCTCACAGCTATGAACAGTATTACCAAGCCGTTCGCCGATGCTGGCGCTTTGGCCAACAGTCGCCCGTGCGTGTCGACATCGTTCACACCGAAGGCGAAGCGAAGGTCATCGAGAATCAGAACCGCAAGGCCATGCAGGCGCAGCGCATGTTCGCCAACCTTGTCGCAGAGATGAACAACGCCATCGGCTTCCGCGCTGATCGCTCTCACAATCAAACAATGGAGATTCCGCAATGGCTGTGAAACAACAAGTCGTGACCGAAAACTATGCGATCTACAACGCGGATTGCATGGAAGTGATGCGAGGGATGCCGGACAATAGTGTGCATCTTTCGATCTATTCACCGCCGTTCGGTGGCCTATACAACTACAGCTCCGACGAGCGCGACTTGTCGAATTGCCGCGATTACGAACAGTTCATGGAACACTATGATTTCGTTGTTGCCGAACTCGCGCGAATCACCATGCCCGGACGTTGCAGCGCTGTTCACTGTATGGATGTCCCGAACGGGAATTGCCAGTTCGATTCCTACACGGACTTTCCTGGCGACATCATCCGGCTGCACGCGAAGCACGGATTCGAGTTCATCGCGCGGCATAGCGTGTGGAAAGAACCGCTCGGAGTTCGCCGTCGCACGATGCAAAAGAATCTCGCGCACATGACGGCTGTTGATGATTCCGTCATGTGCGGAGTTGCTTCGGCCGACTACGTAATCATTTTCCGGAAGCGCGGAACGAATCCGGTACCGGTTGCGAACCCTGTCGGATTCCTCGAATACGCGGGCGATGATTCAAAGATGCCGACCGACGTGCGCGCGCTTCGCGGGTTCAATGGGGACCAGAAAGCTAACCGATTCTCACATTGGATCTGGCGTCGCTATGCATCATCGATCTGGGACGACATCCGTCTCGGTCGCGTTTTGCCCTATGAAGAATCGAAGGAAGACGACGACGAAAAGCACGTGCATCCGTTGCAACTAGACGTGATTGACCGTGTTGTGCAGATGCGTAGCAACCCTGGAGAGGTTGTTTTCACGCCATTTATGGGCGTTGGAAGCGAGCCGTACTCTGCCGTTTCAAAATGTCGGCGTGGCGTCGGCGTCGAACTCAAGACCAGCTATTACCGTCAGGCCGTGCGCAATATGGAAGCGGCCGTAGACAATCGGCTTGGGATGAATGACGCGCAAGGCGATTTGCTGGATAGCATGGACTGACCGTGACCGATACCCTGCGCGTCCCGCCGCATTCAACCGAAGCCGAACAGTCGGTACTCGGCGGCCTGATGCTGGCGCCGGAGCGTCTGACCGACATCGCCGGCTGGCTGTCGGAGTCCGACTTCTACCGCCGCGACCATGCGCTGATCTACCGCGCGATCTGCGAACTGGCAGAAACGAATCAGCCGTGCGATGCGGTGACGATGGGCGAATGGTTCGAGGCTCAGGGCATTGCCGAACTGGTCGGCGGGTCGAGCTACATCCTCGAGCTGGCGAACAACACGCCAAGCGCGGCAAACATCGTGGCCTATGCCGATATCGTGCGCGAGAAGTCGGCGCTGCGAACGATCATCGATGTGACCACGGAAACGGCCGGCGCTGCGTTCGTGGCGAGGGGCCAAACCTCGAAGGATCTGGCTGCCGAGGCCGTGCAACGGCTGATGCAGGTTTCGGGATCGACGCGACTTCGCGGCGCACGGTCGATGGCCGACATCGGCAAGTCGTGGTTCGCCGGACTCCAACAGCGCATGCAGCAGGGCGGCATTCCCGGCATTCCGACGCCGTGGGGCGCGCTGAATGCTGCGACGGGCGGGCTGCAGCGCGATCAGTTGATCATCTTGGCTGGGCGTCCTGGGTCGGGAAAGACGGCAGCGGAAATGTGCGCCGTCACCGCAGCCGCACTGGCGCCGAACGCGAAGGGCAATCATCTGGTGTTCTCGCTGGAAATGTCGGCGGAGCAGCTCTACAGCCGCGCAGCCTGCGCGCTGACGGGCGTCAACAGCCGGTTCATGCGCGAGCCTGACGAAGCCGATGACGTGGCCTGGTCGAAGATCAGCACCGCAGTCGCACAGTTGCGCGATGCCCGCATCATCGTCGACGACACGCCGGGAATCACGATCGATCAGCTCAAGCTCCGGGCGCGTCGCGAGCACATGCGATCGCCGCTCGCCGCGATCTGGATCGACCATCTGCACATCATGGGCCGTCCAGGCAAGACGAAAGAGTCCACCGAATACGGCGACATCACGCGCGAACTGAAAGGACTCGCGAAGTCTCTCGGCATCCCGGTCAACCTGCTTTGCCAGCTTAGTCGCAAGGTCGAGGAGCGCGCGAACAAACGCCCGATCATGTCCGACCTACGCGAGTCCGGGGCCATCGAACAGGACGCCGACGTGATCCTGTTCCTGTACCGCGACGACTACTACGTGCAACAGGGCATCCCGCGCAACGGGTATCAGGACGTTGTGGAAATCATCATCAGCAAGGGACGCGACATCGAGACGGGAACCGTCTACGCGCTCTGGAACGGCGCATGCACGCGCATCGAAGACATGGAACACCAACCTGGGCCGTGGATTGCTCCGGTCGATGGGCAGAAGTCTGGGTCTGGAATCCGCAAGCGGAAATACAGGGCAGGTGGCGAATGAGCACCTTCGTTCTTCGCGCGAACAATCCAGGCCGCTCGCGCGTCATCGAAAACCTTGTCGGCTTCGTGGCGAAGCTAAACCCGCACAAGAACTGGCGCGTCACGGTTGAACCGTACAGCGAGCCGCGCAGCAATCCGCAGTGCCGATATCTCAACGGCGTCGCCTACAAGCTCCTGGGCGATGCGACCGGATACGAGCGCGACGACATCAGCGAGTATCTGTGCGGGACGTATTTCGGGTGGCGCGACAAGGTGCTTCCGGGCAAGCGCGTTGTTCAAGTCCCGCTGCGCACAACGACGACGGATGCAGACGGCAAGCGATCGGTGTTGAACAAGTCCGACTTCGCGGATTACGTGGCATTCGTCCAGCGTTTCGGCGCGCAGCACGGAATCTACATCCCGGACCCGGACCCGACGTGGTTCGAGGTCAAGCGCGAATTGAGGGAGGAGGCATGACGGCCGCCGCAGACCGTCGGTGGTTCGAGGCTGTGGCTTCGATCGAATGTTGCGTTTTGTGCGGCCAGCATGGCGTGCAGGTTGCGCACAGCAACCGCGACCGCGGCATGGGCCAGAAATCGGCGGCGCACCTGACTGCCGCGTTGTGCCCTGAGCATCACCACGAAATCGACAACGGCAAGAACCTGGCTCGCGAGGAACGCCGCGCGCAGATGGACCGCGCGATTGTCCTGACCCACGACGCACTGATTCGAGCCGGGAGGCTTGTTCTGAAATGACCGAACCGAAGAAGCAACCGAAGCCGAAGAAGCCGAAGAAGCGCACTCCCTTCAACCGCTTCGACGCCGAGCCGAAACGCGACTACTTCGCGCGCGGATCGCATAAGCAAGCACTGCGCCGGGCGACTGGCATCAAGTCATAACACCGGCAATGAGCGGCGCGTCAGCG